TGGACGGGCTGCAAGATACTTTTCTGCAATGTTATCTGAAATGTACTTGATACCAGTAAGTCCAAAGCGAATTCCTTGGCCCTCAATCTTAAAGTCTAGGTCTGAGTCATTGATGTGTGGTAGCTTAATGCTAATCCCCATACGCTTTGCCTCAATGAGGTACTCTGTGCGAGCATCCTTGTCCTTCTCATTGTTTAGGATAGAATACATAAACTCTAGTGGGTAGTATGTCTTTAACCACGCCGTCCAATACGAGAGCGTAGAGTATGCCACAGCGTGAGACTTATTGAACGAATACCCAGCATGGGCTTCAAAATCAGACCATAGATCCCTTGCGACATTAGGAGCAAGATACTTTGTAGCACCTTCAACAAACTTTTCCCTAAACTGATCAAACTCTTTAGCATCTTTCTTCTTTCCAATAATCTTACGAACCTTATCTGCCTCAACCATAGACATTCCGCCTAGGTTAACACAGGCCTGCATAACTTGCTCCTGGTATAGGATACAGCCATAGGTTTCTGCAGTAAACTCTTTCATTACCGTGTGGTGGTATGCAATGTTTTGCTTACCATGCTTACGAAGGATGTAGTCCTTACCGATAGTATTCATTGCACCTGGGCGAACCAAGGCATTAGATGCTGCTAGCTCTGCAAAGTTGTTTACACCCATCTTTACTAGCAGGTTAGTATATGGTGTAGCTTCACACTGGAAAACACCCTTTGTAAAGCCGTCAGAGAGCATCTGATAGACTTTTGGGTCCTCTGTGTCTATAGATAGGAGGTCAATTTGCTTTTTATGCCTCTTCTCAATAATATCAAGGGTGTCCCTTAGCACTGACAGGGTCTTGAGACCTAGTGCATCAATCTTAATAAGACCAATACGCTCTGCCTCTTCCATGTCTACCCCTACTACTGGTATTCTTTCCTTTGTGCCTGGAGCTGTACGAGTTTCCATGGGAGCATACCTAAAAATAGGATGCTTAGAGGTAACAACACCAGCAGCATGTATGCCAGTCCCACGAATACGCCCACGAAGTTGATCGCCATATTTTTCAATCTCTGGATACTTCTCTCTAAACCACGCTGCTTGCTTTGATGTACAGTAATCATCCCAAGTGTCCACCACCTTCATAACTTTATTAACGTCTGTTAGGGGAATGTGTAGCACACGTGCTATATCCCTAACAACACCCTTGTCTTTAAACTGCAAGAATGTAGCGATAGATGCCACATGCTTATATTGTCTAACAAGATAATCTTTAACCTCATCACGTCGTGAGTCCTGGATATCTGTATCAATATCTGGGAAGTCATTACGATCTGGATTAATAAACCTAAAGAATAGCAACCCATGCTTAATTGGGTCAATGTCTGTAATCTCTAGTGCATAGCAAAGTAGTGAGCCTGCAGCAGAACCACGTCCTGGCCCAACCATGATGCCTTCCTTCTTTGCCCAGGAAATCATAGAGCGAACTACTAGGAAGTATGGGCCAAAGTTTTTATCCTTAATAACCTGTAGCTCTTCATCTAGCCTAGCAACATAGTCATCTGAAAGGACTCCACGCTTTTCTAGGCCAGCCATTGCTAGCTCACGAAGCTCTGCATCTGGATTTTGATACTGCACTGGCAGCAGGTCTAGGTGGTCTTTAATGCCATAGTCTTTAATCTTTTCAGATATCTCTTCTGTTGCAGAATACATGTCTTCTCTGACAATACCCTGAGCTTCCATGGCACTACGCATCTCTTCGTCAGATAGTAGGTGGATGTCAAAGTTTGTAAATGAAATCTGTCTCTCACCATATAGATAGTTAAGTCTATCCATAAGGTTGTCATGCTTTAGTGACTTTTCGTATGTAGCACTCTTCTCAACCTTATTTGCATAAGAGTTTAGGATTAGTTTAAGTTCCTGAATTTCTTTCTGTCCAGTATGTGCGTGGTGGCAGTCTGGAGTAATTACTGGAGTAACCCCATACTTATCGGCTAGTTCTACTAGTTGCTTATTTACTTCTGGTGGGTTGTGTGGCATTACCTCAATGTAATAGTCCTCACCAAATACCCTTTTGTGCCACTCAATAATTCTTTTGGCTTCTGCCAATTCTTCGGCCTCAATAGCCTTTGCCAAGGCACCAGAGAGGCACCCAGAAAGGACGATTAGTCCCTCTGAGTACTTCTCTAGCACCTCGTAGTCGAAACGTGGCTTTTTGAAAAATCCTTCAGTCCACGCAATTTCGTTGAGCTTATTTAGATTTTCAAGTCCTACACGATTCTTAGCAAGAACAATGATGTGGTTATATACTAGGTCTAGAAGTCCGTCACGCACATCTGGTGCACGCTGGTCCTTACGATCATTAGTAATATACCCCTCAATACCAAGGATAGGCTTAATGCCTTTTTCCTTAGCAATACGATAGAACTCTCTGTGTCCAGAAAGTGAACCGTGGTCTGTAATTGCTAGAGACTTCATGCCAATCTCTTGGGCACGAGTCAAATACTCTTCTGGTGTGGCTATGCCATCAAACAGAGAGTAATGTGTGTGAACGTGAAGTCCGTTGTAGCTCAACGCAACCCCTACCAATCAACGTTGGTAGCAGTTACAGACGGGGAATCAAACCCGAAGTAGAAAGACTCCTGCTCTGGATAAGGAATCTCACGGACAACCTTTTCTAGGTTGAAAAGCTCGAAGCTGCCCCAGTCAAATGGCTCAGAATCTGGCTTAGTAGGAATTAGAGTGTAATTGGTCTCAGTGCCCTGGCCATTACGCTTTAGCTTCCATGTTAGGTTTGAGATGCTACCAGTCTCTAGTGCATACTCACGAATAGTGTTGAATGCAGACTGCTTGCTTACACCCTGCGACCATACTGCCATGTATGGGTCCTCTAGGCCATCATCTACTAGCACGTTGCAGTAGAAGCGTAGCTTTGAACGCCATCCACTCTTAGGGTCCTTACGGGCCATCTCACAACCATAGCAGCGACCTTCAGAATCCATAGAGCATGCAGCTGAACGCCTGTAGTCCTTTGGATTGGTGTGCTGTGCAATAACGACAGATAGCCCACGAGCTTCTGCGTAGTGTGCCGACTCTGAGTCTAGTTCCTCAGCAAATCGGATCTTAGAGGACTGACCATCTGCTAGCTTTACCCAGCGGACCTTCTGTCCTGTTCCTTCATACTTTGGCTTATCAAGTAGTGCATTGATATCTTTTAGCCCTTTAATTACACTCATTTTTTCTCCTATTTGTGTGTTGTTTAGTTTAGCATATTGGCTATTGACTTGTCAAATGATATTTCAAGATTTTTTATTTCTTCGTCTGACATGTCGCCTATGTCTTTGTATTCCTTATTAAGTTGTAATACAGTAACCTTAGACCCTATCTTTTCAACGATACGATCTTTCATGTTACCGCCAGCCTCATCATTATCAGCAACAACATAAATATTGTTGAAGTATTTTTGAAGCAAGTCTATTTGAAAATTAGAAACATTGGAACCTAGGGTTGCTACCGCTGGGATTCCACACTGGTCAAGTCTGATGGCATCGAATGATGACTCTACAACATATACCTTGTCTGCTGTCTTAACTCTATGTAGGTTAAACAAAGTTTTGCCCTTGGGTAGACCTGGCGTGTTCTTAAAGTCTTTGCCTTCTATAGAACGACCAACAAATCCTACGGGAATTCCTGTTGGTGAATGAACTGGAACAGTTACCATATCCTGTTTCTCTGAAAATCCTAGCAAGAATTTTTTCATAGAGGATTCTGTGATCTCTCTGCCAGCAAAGTATCTAGTAGCCCTAGGAGACTCCAAGGCCTGACTGCTAAGTCTTTGAATTAGTATTTCGTCAAATGGGGTGTATTCTGGCTTAACAACTAGTTTCTTATTTATATCAGCTTCGATGCTGGTTTGCTGCTCTTTGCTCTTAATAAATCGTGCAGCCTCGAAATATGTTCTTCCAGTTGTATGCATAACAAGACTAATAAGATCAGCAATGTGGTGGCATGAGAAGCAGAAGAATGTGCCACTCTCTTTATCTACCTCACCAGCAGGAGTCCTGTGGTTTGGGTGAAAAGGGCAAAACAGTAGATAGTCTGTATCTACTTCGCCCTCAATCGTGAGGCCACTCCCTGCGAGTACTCTTTTGATTTGCTCGGCTGAGTATGAATTGCCTTTGAGCCGTCTAGTCCTATTATCCATTCGCTTTTCCTTTTTCCTACGAACACTCCGTATACTGAGAGTTCGAATTCAAAATATTCTTTTTCTTGATTATACTGTATTGTAAAGTCTAAGTCAATATCTAGTCTTGGTACATACCCACTCAGTCTCATCTCTACCCATAAAAGCCTGATGTATTCAGACTTGAGTCGGACAATCTGTGCATCGTCTAGTATGATTCCATCTAGTCCGAACCTTTTTATAGGCTTATGATGTACTGTTTTCATGCATCTATTATACTAGTTATCTTCAAAGTCTCGGTACTTATACCAACCTTTATCGAAATCTACCTGGACCAAAAACTCGCCCATAAATCCGTTACGGTTCTTTCTAAATACACATTCAATGACATCTGAGTTGGGTCCACGTCCCAAAGCCATTACCCAGTCAGCATCATATGCAATCTGACGAGACCATGCAGTCTGACCCAATGTTGGAACAGTGTCTAGCTTGGTAACGTCATCTGGTGTTGCCGATGAGATAGCAATAATTGGGACCTCTTCAGAAATAGCCATAAGCTTTAGCTCACGAGATAGGTTTTTCATACGCACCGTCTCATTGTCAGACTTCTGGTTTGGAGACATCAGCTGCAGGTAGTCAACAATTACGAAGTCTGGCTTGTACTGATCAATCTTTCCACGAAGGACAGAAGGAGTTACCTCGCCACCTGAGTCGTTAGAAATAATATGAAACTCTGGCTTGCCCTTTACCTTTTCTCCATGCCAACGCTTGAGGTCATCAATCTCTACCTGACCAGCAGATAGCTTTCTATGAGACCAAAGTCCATCTCCCATAATAGTAAATACACGGTTACGAACTTCTGTTTCGCTCATCTCAAGACTGACAACCATTGGTGACTTGCCCTGCTTCCAAGCTTGCACTGCAAAGTATAGGGAGAGCCACGACTTTCCAATACCTGGATAGGCTAAGAAGACCCCAAGCTGTCCTGGCTGAATTCCTGCTGGAAGATAGTCGTCAAACCCAGGAAGGCCTGTCTTGATTCCTGTTATGCCTAGCTCTGCTTGCTTCTGAACTTGCTCATAGTAGGCCACTGCTGAGTCTATATCTGTTGCATCAATGTCTCGAATAGCAGAAGAGTTTTTCTTGAGCTCAGCAGTCTTTGAGATAAGCATCTCAAGTGCTTCCGATGCTTTGTCTGATTGTACATCAGTAGCTGCAGTCTTTAGCAACTCTCTAAGAGATGTGTTCATAAACTCATGCTGCAACTCTTCTAGGTGATACTTTGTAGCACCTACGCCATCTACTGGTGCGAAGTCACGGAACTTGTCTATAACTAAATCTACTGGTGGAGCTGTGAGGTTGTTCTCGTAGTAGCTTCTAATAAACTGCCACACATCTGTGTGTGTAGTCAAAAGGTTTTCTACGTTTGCCTGTAGCAAAACGTGAACCTGCTTGTCTGATAGAACTGCTGATATTAACTTAGCTTCTGTATTGCTCATATGAACGCCTCTTCTTAATTTTCACTTAACCACTTCTTTGCTTGTTGTCTTCGCTGTTTACGATCTTCTAAATCTTGTGCATATTGGTTTCGCTTGTCTATGATATCTTGTGCATAGTTAGCAAAATATTTCCATGTTGGCTTTTGTGCCACCTCAAAATAGTATTCGAGCAGGTCATAGCACTCCTGGAGTCCATACGACTCTACAAGAGCATCGGATGCCCACTGCTCTACATTTAAATTAATTTGCGGCCTTGCCTCATACTTTTGTGTATGTAGCTTTGAGTATCTGCTTAGCAAGGCAAAACGCTCCTTGCGATCTGCCATTACTTACTCTCTAGCTGGGCAGAAGCCTCTTTAACCTTTTCAGTTAGCCTGTTCTCAACAAACTCATAGACACGCTCAAACGCATCTGATGTGTTCTCACCCTCACGCTTGCTGTCTGTAACCTCGATGTCAACACGTAGTGACTGGAAGTTACCCAGATTAAGGGTGTATCCTAGGCCAACCTTGACCTTAGTGTCTTCGTTATTCATACCCGTTTCTTTCTCTAAATAGATTCAGACCACACTGGAATGAATCTTCCGTCTTCAGTTCTCGTATACGTTAGTATACCATCTCCCATCCTCCGTGTCAACTCTTGCGGAGAAGGAGTTATGTCATTTGTAACTAGGCCATCTTTACGAGGCCTGCCCATATGATAGGTAGCTAGTATATCACGAATCTCTTTAACTTGCGACTCTGAGTAATAACTTCTTACCTGCCAGCCAGTGCTGCCACCCTTCTGGCTTCCTGTTGGTCCTGGGATTACTCCACGCTTGACAAGCTGTGGCATATACTTCTTGTGCCTGTTTACGAGATCAGCAGTTTCTCCAACTGTGTAAGCACGCTCTCTGTTTTTCTTAAAGTCCGAGAGTAAGCAGCTTTCAATTCTATCTTGAATAATATTATAAACAGACATAATTCCATTAGACCTATTAATGTGATGACTGCGTACCAAATCTCCATTTAGAAACCATACCTTTTTATTTCCAGGGATAACTGGTGCTTCATTATATTCTTCCCTAGTTCTGTATCCACGTTTTGGATTGGGTGCCATTGTGACCTCTAGTTAGGAACACCGATTGCTATAATGTTTACAGATACCGACACTTCACCAGAAGTGCCAAACCTGACGAGTCCTTCAATTCTTGATGTGGTAATCGACGTAAGCACCACCGAAACATCCTTACCAGCTGGGGTGTCTCCAACGTTGACAACTGTAGCAGTTGCTATTGGAGCATATTTAAAGTCTGCTGGAAAGTCATACGAGAATGTGCTCTCGTTTCCAGCTGTAACAATACTGTTGTTCGTGACCCTTTTAATACCGCCAATAACTTTGGTGTCTGCTGTTCTTAGTGTTTGCTTACCAATGATAGTGTCCACCGTCGTAGTCTTAGACGATGCAGGCGAGATCTGTGCAGATAAATCATTGACAGCATTTGCTAAAGAATAAACATATGCAAGGTCAAGAGGTTGTCCTCTTTCTGGTAGCGGTATAATGGCCATAATTAATTATATCACATCAACAATGGCAGTTCTGGCTATTGTTAGTGCTGGCATCAGCTTTCTTGGAACAGACATATTCTGTATATATACCTGCACTGAAACTTGATTTGCAGGAATTGGAAGTGAGATATAGTTCCCCGTGACTGTTGCTTTGTATTCTGGTAGGCCAGTGCTTCCAGACTGTGTCCCCCAAGCAACCCATACGTCATAAGAAGAGGTATCTCCTGGCTCAGTTTCCCACTGCACGGTAATCATTCCGTTAGCAGATGTAAGAGTTATGCCTGAGTTATCCTGAACATCTAGTGGGCTTGGTGCTATCAGGTGTTGTGGAGACCAGTGTGATACCCTGTTGCGGTCATCTGAAATAATACGATATCTTACAACATACCGCTCTTCATCACTATTGATTGGAGGCAAATCTGACTGTGGAATAACAATCTTTTTAATACCTGAATCCGCCATTATTTCACGTCCATGGCAAATCTAAACTCGACAAGGTTGGTCGTGTTTGCATTTTTAATAATTGGAAGGCCAGACTCTGTTTTAGTTACCGTATAGCCTGTTAGTCCATATACTGGACTGCGTGAGCTTACGTTATCTACCCTGAGTGCATCTAGGGCAATGTAGTAGTCTGACGAAAATTCTGTCGAGGAGTCTATGGCTGCTGCATAAACCTTTACGATACTTGCACCTGTCCAAGAAAACTCTGGACTTTTATCAAGCTCTTCCAGCTTCTTAGTAACAACAAAATATCTGTTATTTGCAAAGTCATTAGACACTGCAGTTAGATGTGTTTTAAACCTAGCATACTGTGGGTTATTAGATCCCTCTGGGGTTGCAAATTCTACAATGATCTTTACGTCTGTTGGGTAAGTAGAGTCTGCGTTTTTATTGATTACCGAAAACGCTAGCTTCATCTCATCTTGAGGGGAGTACCTGTCGAGGTCAAAAGTAGATCCGTTAATGTGAATGTGCCTTGGGTCATATTCTGTAGATTCAGAGTCATTATCTATATAAAGGTTGTCGTCTCCAGAACCATATACTGAGCAAGAGTCTCCTGACATAAATACAACATTGTTTAAGAATCTTGGTCTTTCGTTACGTGAAGTCCTTACAGCATTGTCAAGAACAATGTCGTCTGCATTTGCCTGGAATACGGACTCTGCGACATTAATGCTGCTATCAAGTGCACCCTCTGGTGTAGTTCCATCTGCCAGCTTATAAAGATCTTGTGGGTGTTCTGGTATATCTGTTGAGCTTACCTCTGTGTGGTACTCCCAGTTTTCCGTCTTGCTAAATAGAAACAAGTTTTTGCTTTGGTTAGAGGTTGCAGCTGGGTTAGATCCTGCAGAGTAAACACCAATCTCTGTGATCTCGTATCTCTCTGCAGTTGGTAGCTCAGAAGTAAATACAATCTCTGTGTACTGAACTGGGTTGCCAAACTCATCAACCTCAACATCCCCATTTTGATCTATAGAGTTTTGTGTGACGTATCCCTTTGAAATGATAGGAGCACGAAACATTTCAAATTCTAGCTCTTGCCTTTCGGAATACTCTTCTGTATTAAAGCTGTCAGAAGTGCCCAGTGGGCTACGACCACAGCCAAATGCCAAGTATGATGCATATGAAGGCACATTGCCTACCAGATACTTGGATAGCAAATCTTTTCCAGTGTTAGTTATCATAAAAACCTCTAGTATATTGTACCATTATTAATCTCTCCAGATTTTAGAATTTGTACCTCTACCTGCTCATTTTCTTTCAGGTTAACAAGGTCAATTACAAGTGCGTTATCGTTATCAATGTAGACAGTTGTTCCGCCAATACCCTCACCTTCATTTGGAATGTAGTTCTCAAGGCGGATTGCAAAGTTATCAAAGAATGCTTTGCTAGAATTTTGTAGTGCAATAATTGATTGTGGGCCATACTTAATTGCAAGATCTGGCAAGTTCTTGATTGGCTGATATATAATAGGCTGACCATTAACAGTGTCATGCCTTGCAATTGTAATTATCTCTTGAGCTGCAACCTGCTCAAAGTAGATGTCGAACATTGCTTCATCTATATTTACGGAAGACTCACGAATAATTATATCTGGTGTTGCCTCTTTTACATTGTAAACTTTTGATGATATTGCCGATGGCATATCTGGCTCTGCTGATGTCACTATACCACCTCACTTAGATATACGGTCATGTCTGGTCCACTTGGGGTTCGTGTATAGCTAATGCTATATACAACAAATCTCTTGGAGGAGTCAATAAACATGTCCAGGTCTGAGTTATCTCGATAATCTACCGAGACAATATCGCCAAGCTGAATTGTAGAGTTAGCAAATACCTTAGCACCTACAGCAAGCCTTGGGCTAGATAGCTTTGAAACAACCCAGTCCATCATAGCGTAAGCATCATCTTCGCTTTGTATGTATGCCCCTTCAAGAGTAAACTCTCGTCTTCCATACTTTGACCTACTATTTTTAACCTTGTTAAATTCTTCTTTTACGGTAAGCGGTGAGATTGTAACCTCTCCGTTTACTGTTACTGGGTCTGACAGGTCTCCTCTGTTGGAATAGTAGTCGTCCATGGTTAGCTGATTATCCGACTTTTGGGTAAATGTAATTCCCTGAATTTGCAGATAGTTTCCGCTATTCTCATCTAGCGTAATAGTAGTGTCAGTAGCATTAAATACTAAGAACTCTGCACCATATGCACCAGCCATGAAACCAGATACAACATATGACTTAATTCTGTTAAAGGTTGGTGTTAGTCTTGCATAGAGTGCTGGGTAGGCCTTATCATACCTAACATTAAAGTAGGCTGCCTCTCTCATGATTGTCCCAAATTCTTCAAAGTATAGGTTATACTTAGGCTCGTCTGCAGGACTAATACCAGAAAGGGCTGTAGACTGCACAATGCCACTTACAGCATACTTTCTAAATGCCTCACTAACACTGACCTCTCCATCATTAAAAGCATTCTTGCTAGGAAGGTCAAGTGCTCTAGATGCATTCTCTGAATACTTAAAGCCAACAGCATAGATGTTTTCAAACATGGCCTTGGCTGATCCACGCACGAATACACCCATATTATTATAAACAGGCAAAGGACTCTCGTCATCTACTACCTTAATT